CCGCCAACAGGATAATCGTCTGTACCGCCATCTTTCCTTACATAAACGGTAGCATTTTTAACCGGAGTTCCTTTCTGAACCTTCACAGTCATATAACCACGACGCAGAATATCAAGCGGCAAACCAATCGGGGGAATCCCAGCACCTTTAGCATCACCAGTTCCACCTGCTGACTGAATCGGGAAGGGGCGAACCGCAAATCCATACACATCTGCAGCTGCATCAGAACTGTGATTAATTGGCTCAATCTTTCCATTTACCATTTTTACAGGCACACCATACAGCTTAACCGGCTTTGAAGAATTCATTATCTGCGGTTCAATGGTTGCATGCTCTCTTCTTGTCACATCTCCTGCAACTCCGGCAGGCATTCTTTTATAAAACACATTACTCATTATACTTACCTCCTAATATTATCTTTTCCAAAATTCTTTGTTTCTTTCGGCTATCTTTGATATTTCCTCTGAAGATTGCTGAAAGTATTTTCTAGAATCAAAAGTGCCCTTTTGAATCTTTGAATCTCTTGTAGCTGCAATCATTCTACTAGCTGCTACAAAAATACCCTTTACTTCTGCCCGACTAAGATCTTCAACCTTCTTACCTTTCAACAAAGGTTGAACAATCGAAGCATTATCCGTTGTTATTGCTTTATCCAAAACCCTGCGTCTCACGGAATCAAAATATCTTCTTCTATCTTTTATCGGTTCCTTCAACTCAATATCAGGATCAATGATTTCTGCATCACTTGAAAAATCTGCAAAATCTTCATCTTCCTCTTCTAAATCACCTTCTTTCTCATCTCCAACTTCTTCTATATCATCCCCTAACTCATCTTCAAAAGCTTCCTCAATTACATCAACAAGAAGTTCCAAAACTCTCTCTATTTTGTCAAGACGATCCATCAACTCTCCAGAAGTTGCTCCTCCAGCATCCTCATCAGGATCCTGATCTTCAACCGACTCCTCTCCTGAAGGCTCTTTAGCAGCCTCTCCTGAAGGCTCTTTAGCAGCCTCTTTAGCAGCCTCTATTGCTTCTTCTGCCGCTGTCACAGCTTTCTCCGCAGCCTCTTTAGCCTCTGCTGCTGCTTGCTGTGCCCTTTCCGCATCATCCGCTCCCTCTACAGAAATCGGCTCTCCTAAATCAGCATCCTCCAGAGAGTCTGCAAACCTTGATTTAGGAAAGATGCGCTTAAAAAGTTCTTTTGGTCTCATAGTGTTTACATCCTCCCTACTTATAATAGTATTATTGTTTACACTATCCTCATCTTGGATAGCACATCTTGAACCCGCTCTCCCCTTTGTGACTAGCGCTACATGATTCCCTACAATATTACTCTGCCTCCCTCTTCCACGTTCAATTTGTTCATATTCAGCATCATAGCCTAATGATACTTCTCTTAATCCTGACTTCACTAAATCAATAGCTTCTTTAGTAGTCACTAAAATATCACCAAGAAGCATATCCTCCATCTCTCCATCACCACGATGGACATTCTGAACATAACCATGAGATAACTTCTTCCAATTTTCTGGAGTCACTATTCCATCAGGATGATTGATAACCAAAGGTTTTCCCTCAAAGGAAGCTATGGCTCTTTCACTGAACACTTCATCTTCATCTCTTTGAATTTTTACTACACCATCTAAACCGCCCTCAACAGGCACTTCAGCAGCAGTGTAATCAAATTCACCTATCCTGGTAAGTGGCACATCCTTACAAATTAAAAATCCTTCTGGAGTCTCGCCGATGTGCTCGCTTAACCTTTCAGATACGTAAAATCTTGCCATTCTACCTCCTATCCCACTTGAATGTCAAGTCCTTAAAATGAACAAGAGCAATTCTACCACTATCAAATTTTACCTTTACCATACTACCCTCAGTTCCCAGTATGACTACTTCTTTACCTAACAAAGATTTATCTACTCCTGATTCACTCACTGGATTATAGGTAGCTATGCTGCCAACTATCTGATCTTTTGTCTTCCTATCTACTCCTGTAATCGTGCCTTTGTTTTTAGATGCGTAAAAAACACTTTCGCCTTCCTTCTCTCCATACTGCTCCTTCATAGCTCCCATTATCTTTTTGCCTTTTTCAGTTAATGGGTCGCCTGTGTAGGTATCCTTTTGCAACTTATCAATCTCTTTCTGATACTGGTCAACACTGTAACCCATCTTCCTAGCAGCGTCCATGTTCTTCTGAATCTCACCAATCTTGACTTTTAACGCTTCACCTTTTGTAAATGTATCGACGGAATCCTGATTTGACTTCAAGTTAATGACCTGTGTTCCTTTACCATATTCTTTCGCCATCTCTTTTGCTGCATTAAAACTATTCGTGTACAGAGGCTCTCCCATTCCAGTAGGCAAAATAATCTTATACTCCTTACCCATCTCTAGTTGTTTCTTATCAAAATCAGATAGGGCATCCTCTGTTATATGAAACAAATCCTCTCCTCCTGAAATCACCAATACATTTCCAGAGGAATCTTGCAACTTATAAACAATTGATGGGGTCGCTCCTTCTTCAGTCACTTGATTAACAGGCTGTTCCACCCCTATCACAGTATAAGACTCACCTGCCCTCACGCCTTGCCCTTCTTTGATAGCCATCAAGGTTTGACCTTTGTGTAGGGAGTCGGCTATTTTAGAATCACGAGTGGCAAAATCTTTTGATGCCTCTTCAAAAGAGATAAAATAATGCCCGTGAGAGGTGCTCCTGTCATCGCCCCTGTAAATAGCCCAAGTGATGTATTCCTCTCTACCGCCCCTGTTCCATTTCGCAAGGACTATTTCTTTATCAGGCGCAACTCTTTTCCTAACAAGCTCTGTAGCTCCATTAGGTAAAACATTATCCTTTGTTTTAGAATCACGAGAAATTATTCTCGCTGTCTTTAATCTTGAACCAGATACAGCATCTGTATTACCATTTTCTTTACGTTTAAAGAAATAAGCTACATCGCTACCTTGCCCTTCTTTAATCGCTGTCAAGGTTTGACCTTTAAATGACTGTCGATTATCTGTAACAAAAAAATTGCCTTTAATCAAACCTTTTACCTTCAAAGCTTGCACAATGTCTTCAGGTAATTGATTAATATGCCATGGAGTTCCCCAATTACCACCTTCTTGCCTAACCCTTGCGTGAGTCCCGTCCATTATCTCAACATCACCCATCCATGACGAATGGGTAGTAATATGAACAACTTTGCCATCCTTCGATGTCTTCCCAAAATTACCAAACCCTTTTCCAGAACCATCAAATTTTCTCTTTCCTCCACAAGCTCCTTGCATCCGCACATCAGCTGTCTTAGACCCACCTTTATTCATTTTTTCAGTGTATAATTTATATAAACCTATATAATTATGCCTATCTAAATCACCTGTCTTCCCCAAAGCCTTCATCATAGCTTTCTTTTCTTTTTGAATCTTAGTTCCTACTACAAAATAAAGACCTTTTCCAGAGCCTGGTTTATCTATCATACTCTCATACATCTCTTGACCACGCTTAGGTCCATACTTCTCTTGTAGTAAACCAGAAACATGGCCATAATCTATAGGACGTTCAGAGGAATTTAGGTAGACACCGCTAGTATCTGGGGGATATATTCTTACAGACCTATCAATATTATAGGGTGTCTTCATTTCAGTCCTAGTCTCTGTGTTTTCTCCAATTTCAAAGGGTTTTAAATACTGAAGAATTTTCTGTCCACCTGATTTCGATTGTTGTTTTATCCCCTGAGACCTAGTCCTCGCTTTCCTTCTACGAGCCTCAAGAGCTGCTCTGCGAGCTGATTCAGAAAAAGCATCTTTAATTGTACTCATTTTCCTATCCTTACTTCCATACCCTCCAAAGTATTTAGATGGCACTTTATTAATTCTAATCCTAATTTGACCCTGAGTGGTAGCTCTTTCAACTAGTCTATCAGGATTATTAGCCTCACACTCCCTAAGTAATTGAACCATTCCAGATTCATCTACAAACCCTGAATTTCTACCATAATCAGTTTCCAGCATAAACTGACCATTTCGGTACATTAAATCTGCCCCAACTGAATCTTTTGTTTTAATCTTCATCTCAACGACCTCTAAATTCTCCTCTTCTTACAGAACTAATCTTCGAACTGTTTCCCTCATCTTCCTTCGGCACGCCTCCGGACTCCAAGCGTCTTTTGACTCTTCTATTCTAGAGAGCAAATTTCTAGCCCTCCCCTTAACGAATCTAATGATATTTGTCTCTTTTTCATATACTTCTCCTATCCCTTATAAATTTCTCCTGCAATTAATGAAAATTCCTCTCTAGACATCCGTCTAATCATTCCGTGAGAGTAAACTTTAACAGGAAATCTCATTTCCTTCCAATCTACAACAGGTTCGGGATGACATCGACAATTAAATGTACATGCAGCATGATAATTCCCATACACTTTTTGTCCAATCAATTTCTCTGGACTGGGAGGTTCATCCCAATTCACCAGAACTCCTTCAAGATTTTTATGAGAATCTCTAACTATGGCATCTCCTGCAGTTCTCCATATATACCAATTAGAACCCACACTTTTCGCTCTAGCCATTGTAAGTCCAGTTGTCATTCTTGACACTTCTGTTCTTGCAATCAATTTAGCTCTATTACGAGTAATGTCTCCAATTCTCATTATTTCTTCTTCTAAATCAACAGACCGAGCCCCCTTCCCTAGTGCTTCCACCAAAACTAAATCCTGAACTCTTTCGGCTGCCTGTAACGGCATTGAAGTTATCAATTCCACATTATCTCTGAGAAATTGCTCTATTAATGGTCTTATCGATGCTTGATTTATCTGTCCTCTCATTGTAGGCGGCATCCTTTCCAAAATAGAACTCCATCTCCCTCTTGACTCTTTATCTATATTTGATACAACTACAAAAGCTATCTTTTGAGCCCACTCACGTAGTCTAGAAGAATACTTTCCTAGATACTGGACGGCTCTTGCAGCTGCTTTACTAGTAAATCTGTTAAAATATCTTTTAATTATTTTTTCCACTTCTTCTGCAACAGATTCTAAAACCTGAGTATAATCCCTTACTATACTTCTAGTAGGAGTCACATTTTCCTTCTTTTCCTTCGGAGCATCTACTGTATATATAGAATTAACTAAAGTTAACATTATTACTCCCGTATCATTGATTTTAATACTGCATTCCAATTTCTAATTGATGCTCTTTTATGACTATCTCTCTGACTCTTCAGAGACTTAAATAATTCTTCTTCCGAAATACCCTTCTTCGCAAAATAACCCAAATCATCAAGTCCCAATCCTATATCACCACTATATTCACTCTTAACGGTATACCATTTGCCATCATCCTTCTTTTTCATTTTTAACATTCCACCCTCAGCTTTACCCTCATCCCAAATTTGAGCCTTAAGTGTATTACCTGATATTTCAGTAGTAAAACTGTTCAAATTCCCTCCCCTACCATGCCAATTCAATTCACTAATCGACTAACTATTCCACTTGCAGAGCTAGTTCCTTCAGATTCTTGTTTACCCTTCATCTTCCTACGACGAGCCTCTATCGCTGCTCTGCGAGCTTCGGGACTCCATGCGTCCTTCGATTCTTCTCTGCTAGAAAGAATTTTCTCTAATTTCTCACTTAACGAATCTAGTGATATTTGTCTCTTTTTCATTTCTTTCTCCTATTCTTTTATATACTGGAAGATGTTTAATATCCTCCAAAGTCCTTCCTGACTTCTTCAAATACTCATCAAATTCTTTGCTATTAATAGGAGGTAAGTCCCATGTCCTTTTTAACCAATCTGCATTCTCAAGTTTTTCATCTAAATTTATTAGTTTTGCCATATTCATCTCCTTACGACATTATTATTACACTCCCTTTAACGTTACAAACGCTCCTAATTTCTTCCTCTGTAAATACAGAATCACAAACAAAATCTCCTCTCACTTCTTTGGGACAACCTACCAGAGAAGTTATAGCTGTTCCATTACAGAAAAAGTTACCTCCTACAAACTCCGGAGCTCCTTTCAAAGAAGTGAGTTTTTCATTTCCATGACAATCAAAACTCCGTCCCACCATCTTAGGAGCCCCTTCCAACGAAGTTATATTTTTGTTATCTGAACAATAATAACTACCTGAGACATGTTCTGGACCCCCTCTCAAGGAAGTTAGGCTTCCATTATTACTGCAATCAAAATTAACCATCGTTTTTGGGACACCTTCCAAAGACTTTAAATTTTCATTCTTCGAACAATCAAAAATATCTCCTGTTATCTCTGGGCACCCCTTTAAAGATGTAAGTTTAGGATTATTACAACAAGTAAAACTTCTTCCAATACTCTTAGGAATCCCCTCTAATGAGGTTATATTATCCATATTTGTAAAAATAAAACTTCCTCCTACTTTTTTGGGCATCCCCTCTAACGAAGTTATTCCCCCACATTTAATACAATGAAAATCTCCTCCTATCTCCTCTGGTAACCCTTTTAGCGATATAAGATTTACATTATTTCTAAGATGGAAGTTTCCAGTCACTATATCAGGGGCTCCTTCTAGAGAAGTAGGAGTGTCAATATCACAGCTTCTAAATTCCATCACTTCCTTTGGCGCACCTACTAGAGAAGTTATCTTAGTTTTATCACAACAGAAAGTCCCCTCAACTTTCTGAGGTAATCCTTCCAAAGAAGTTATATCAGTCGCAGTAAGATTAACGCCACCTCCTACATATTCAGGAAATCCATCCAATGATTTTAGAGGACAATGTGTACATTGAAAATCTCCTCCTACATATTTAGGAGCCCCTTCCAGTGAAGTAAGATTCGACATCTTTATTATAAGAGACCCGTTAATCTTTTCTGGGAATCCTTTTAGAGAAGGTATTTTACCTACTATTATATCATCATACTCCCCTACAGTTTTTAAATCGTCCAAATCATCCACAGAAACTTTTTCAACCACATTAATATCTATATCACGTCCTATAACTATTACTTCATACTCACCAGTACACCCAGGTCCTGTAAAAGGGGTTGAGAAAATATCTTTAACAGGCACTTCTATAAAAAACACAGTACCCACTTCTCCTGCAAAATAATCAGCGGTCTCTCTAGAAAAGGAAAAGGATGATAACGGCTGAAGAGAATAAGACCCCTTTTCAATTTTATCTTTAACCCCTCTATACAACAAAATTTTATCATCGGGTTCATATCCTTGCTGTTTAAACCACTCTTGCGTTTCTTCATAAACAGCTTCTACAAACTCTCCTTTTATGTATCCTTCATTTGGTTCTACAGAAGAATCAAAATGATCAATTTCTCCTGCACCAAATATCTCTTTTACTACATATTGTAGTCCTAGTGAATCAGGGCTTCTGTCTGCAGAAGTCTCTGCCCAATACCCAACAAGTTGGTTCACCTCGTCGTAACTCACTCCCATCTTCTTGGATATTTTTGTTGCAACATCATCCTTATTCTTTTGTGGTGTACTTTTCTTATACTTATCTACTATATTCCTTCTTTTTCCCTCTAGATTATTAACTTTTATACTAGAATTTTTCTCTTCTCCACCCTCTTGTTCCTTAGCCGTCTCCCCTTCCCTTCGCCTCTGAATCTTCTTGTATTCTTCTGCATACCCACCTTTAGAAGGAATAAACTGACCTCCAGAAAAGTATTTACCCTTAATAGTTACTCCACCTTTAGGAGCTCTCAGCTGTTCATCCTCAATAAGATTCCTTCCAAAATCCTTCCCCATCATCCTATCTACACGTTCTTTAGCAGTAAGCTTCTTCTCACCACCAAACAACTTCATAACAATGCCCAAACCTATCAATGGTTTTATTATGCTACTTACGAAACCATCTTTAGATGAATATCCTAGTGGATTATCAATCCCCTTCAGTCTTTTTCGCAGCTCCCTCAAAGTTACCTCCGCAGGAGTTTCAGTTATCTTCTTAAGCCGCTCTTTCAGACTTTGTATCTCTTGGTCTGATTCACTCAAGAGAGATTTTAATCTATTCCTTAAATCTTTTAAACCCGACTCATCCAAATTATCGATGTCATTAAGTGCATCTCTTAATCCTCCTAACGATTCATCCTCACTACCTTCAGGTACACCGCCCATAGGAGGCATACCGCCCATCATGGGAGGTTCATCTTTCGCCTTTTCTATATCCTCATCTGTAATATTGGTAAATACACCCGTAATTCGTGAGTTCTCTGTCAATTCCTTCATAGCTATTTTCTTAGTAATCATTCCTGTTGTAAAAGCTGAGGAGACTGCACTCACTCCAGCAGAAGCTACCTGAACCTTTTCCATACTAGACAATTGCCACAAGGGGTTAAAATCAAACTCCAGATCATCTGGAATTGATATACCCAGTTCAGATCTAAATAAAAGCTCCAATATCCTCTGAACTGGCATTCTCATTTGATTTTCTTGGAGTTTATTAATGTGGTCATAATAATTCCGTAGATCCGACTCTCCTGTAGCTGATAGACCTGCAGGAGATTGACCAAATAATCTAACCAACGGAATACCCGTAGCCCCCGATATTTGCTGACCAAACTGAATCAGTAATTCATGAATGCCTGAAAATGAATATGTATGTGTTTGGAACTCATCCTTTGCGTCAAGAACAGTTAATCCTTCCATAGTCTGGAGCAGACGAATATAATTAAACTGTTTAATTATAGCCCCTTCTGTCTTACCACCCATTGCAAGAGCGTCTCTAAATCCATCCACTTTAATTGTTCTTAGATGAGCCTTGTGAAGCAATTGTGAAGCTCCAGCGGTAGCTGAATCATATGCGAGTAGTCTATCATACATTCTCTCAACTACTGATAACCCCCATAAATTCTCAGCTAATTTCTGTTGATACGGTAAAATTATCCCATCAAATCTTACAACACGACTATAATGTATTTTCTGACCAGCCATAACAGGCATTCCACTAAGCACTGTATAATACTTAGGCATGCCCATATCTATTCCTATCTCCGTAACTAACTCTGTAAAATCGGGGTCTATCATCCACCTATCAAGAACTAGAAGACCCTTAAATCTATTCTTACTTATAGCCTCTAAATTTAATGGTTTTGAATAATCTGCACCCTCAGTTAAAATAACAGCAATAGCTCCTCCATACAGCCGAGCCCATCTAATTGTGTCTGATAGCGAAGGCATTATCTTAAAACGAGTCATTGCTGACTGTATTTTCTTAACATCATCCGGAGATACACTAGTACTAATCGATATCCCTTCCCTAGTCATATCTTCTGCGACAGTGTCAACAACCTGTCCCACTATCCAGGAACTTCTATAAGCAAATTCCAGAGTTTGCCTATCTCTAGACAACTGAGGGAATTGAGTATACGAAGCATAGGATTGGAGATTCTGTGTTCCCAATCCTAATTTTGCTAGGAAATTAGTGAAACTATCCTCTGTTAGTTTTTCCGCCATCTACCTATTCGTTACCCCGTTCTTTTTGAACTAACCCATCCTGATGATGAGGGGGAGAGTACAGACTGTAAAGTCTTAAATGGGTATCGGAGTCGTTAATAATGTTATGGACACATCCCGCTTTGACGGTGATGGTTGTGCCATCTTGTATAAATATCTCCTTGCCATTAAGCACAGCCTTTCCTCTCCCTTCCTCAATCCTAAAAAATTGGTCTGTTTCTGGATGAACTTCTTCGCCGATTTCTTCACCGGCCTTCAAACACATCAAAACTAATTGTAGTCTATCAGATGTAAATAAAACTTTCCTAAAATTATTATTAGCCTTCGCCTCTTTTTCTATATTACGAACGTCAAATGCAACCTTATGATTCTTCTCCTCTATTTTATCATTATCAACCACTTTAGTATCATTTACTAATCTACCTTCTACCTTATATTTAGCAACTACTCTACCATCTAAAATGTCAACTAGTTCTGTTAGCATTTAAATATTTCTCCTCTGCTTCTTTTATTGTTCTGTAAATCTCCTTTGCCTTGTTCCAACCAGCTTGCCACAATTCCTTCTCTTTTGACCCTTCAATATATATAAACAAATGGGGAAAAAGCTTATACCTCCGATAATCGTGATATGCTCTAACACCCTTCATATAAATCTCTGTATAATCCATTTTATTAACCCAAAAATGTCACCCAATCAAAGGGAACCTTCCCATTCACCCATGAATGCCACACTGAACCTGCAACTCCATCCGAACAATCTTTACCACGACCCCTCACATGATCCACTTTCCTACGAATTCTGTCCTTTTCTAAAAAGAATAATTCCTCTTTAAAAGGGGCATAAAAATACCCTCTAATGTTACCTCTCAGAATTAAATCTACCAATAAATCATATTGTGACGCATCCTTATCCACAGAAAGCCTAACTGCATTTATTCCACTATTGATTGCCTCTTGTATCGCACTTGCACTTTGATACTGGTCATAACTGAGAGTCTGAATATTCAACCCTCTTCTATCTCTTAGATATACGATAAACTCTTGTATTTTCCTAACAGAAATCTGATCTGGGCGTGGAGGAGGATCTATTTTCACCATTAAATCAATTTGTACATACTCCCCTATCTCTTTATCCACATCTTTATGTGAGATCGCTAAGCCTGTTGAGTCCACAGCTAGGGAATTTTTAGATATGATCGTCTCAGCGTCAAAAACATGCATCGGGTCATCCACTGACAATGTATATACCCTTCCAACCTCTTCTTTTATCTCAATATTCTTTACATTCGCATAAAAATAATCTGGATGTAGATATTTCCCCCTTTTCCCCTTATAAGTTCCATCATTTGGTCTTTGAGTCAGCCAATACGACAAAGTTCCAGCTCTCTTATCTACAAACTTTCCCTTCGTTAATTTATAATATCTACCAGTATAAAAGGCAAGTAATTGAACTTCTCTTAGCAATTCAGAATTACACAAATGTAGGCTTCCAGTACTCTTAGTCCCATCTGCATCCCATAACCCATCCAGGAATGATTTTCTATATTTTAATCTGGATCTCCACAATCTTTTAGGTACTCTCTTATCATGCGCTCCTTTACAATTATATCCCATAAATTCCTTAAAGTATTTAATTAGACCAACACTTCTGAGGGAAACTGTTAGAACATCTCCATACCCTTCTTTCTTCCTTCGAAATATTTTTATGCTTTCTAATCCAATCTTTTCAAGAAATTTAATTAACTTCTCTGCCTTTTCCTGTTCACAATTTCCAAAACAAAAGCCTATAGTACTTCCATGAGTATACCCATCTCCAATTAGGTACCCCATCCAGTAAAACATCTCATTTACATCTTCCTTCTTAATTATAAAATTATGTGTCCGTTCTCCGCAATATTCCCAATCAGTAATCTCTTCCTCTTTAAATTCATACTCACCTACCTTTGAAGAACAAACGGACCTTAAAGGAGCTAGCCCCTTCAATTCTTTTGTTCCAAAATTAGAACTTACCTCCTCCCTTACTGTCTTTGTATGATAGAGAACCTTATGATTCACATCGCAATCCAATACTCTCCCATCCTTAAATTCTACTGAAATCAACTGTGATTTCCCTTTATCTAACACCTCAAATGAAGCCCACCCTACCCCAGTCCACACCTTCATCTTGGACACATCCATTCTATATAATTCCTGTATCGGAATTAATCCATGATCTGTTGTCACTCTTACATGTCCAGGAATGCACTGGTCTATATGGATATTATAATACTTTTTAGGATCGAAGTAAAATCCATCCATTAAGTAATCTTCAACCCTTTCATCTGTCTGATATGAAATTACAAATCTATCTTTTGTAAAAGGATGATATAATTTACCATCCTTAGGAAATGCGGTAGCAAAAGCCTCTTCATTCGTCATTATTCTCTCAGACTTTCCTACCGCTACACCAGCAATATCCGCAAGAGCCCTACCTATATCACTTCTAAACTGAGGTAGATACTCTACTGGTACCTGAATCCAATTAGACCTTTGAGCTGCTGATAATTTTTCTATGGGTTTTTCTTCTTGATTTGTTATTGAGAAATAAGCTGACAGTGCGTTTTTATCTTCATCTATAAATGGGTCTATTAAATCTGTTCCCTTAAATACCCAGAACTTCCTTCCACTATACTTAGCTGGCTTAGTTTGCCATGTAGTCGCCCTCACTACCATCACTGATGGGTCATCTACAGAATCTCTAATTCTCTCCTCTGTAAATGAAAGAGAACTATCTGTGGATGATACTATAATTGAGAAAGACTTATCATCCTCACCTTCTAAAAATCGTGAACGTCTTCTGTTTGTAGACTCATTATATATTTCCAAAGCTTTATCTAGTTTTGCCTTATCCGTTCCTCTTCTAAAATTTCCTTCGTCGAAGATAAGACCAAATAAGTCACCACCTCTATAATGAGAGATGTCGGATCCGGGAATTATGGCAACTTCCTTTTTAAAATCTATTACAGAATTTATTTGGGGATTTCTAGAAAATTCAGCTTTAAAATATGGAATTGAATCTACCAACTTCAGTAATTTACCATAACCAGTTAAATTTGCCTGTCTTACCGAAAGTGCTAAATAGACAAAGAGAACTAATGATGAACCTGCCAGACCTAAATATCTGGCAACAGGTTTATGACAACTTAAAATATATAATTTCCTAAGAAATATTACTAAGGCGCATAGACTCTTACCTGATCCTATTGCACCTGTAATTATAAGCTCATTCTTTTCTTCCTCTTCAAATTCAATGATTACCTCTCTCCAAAAAGGGTACAAATCATGAGCTAATTCTCCTAGATAATATTCATCCTTAGTCCATTTTTCTACACCAATTATAGGTTTTGCTAAAAATTTATCGGAGTTAGATAAGACTGTAGAGTTTTTTAAATCCTCTATTATTGAAAGAATTGGGTATAAATTACTAACGGGAACTTCTTGGAGCATTCAAATCCTCACTGCCTAGTCTCTAAAAGACCTTCCACAACATGTTTCATCCTGTCTAATTGATCTTCACCCAAAGAACGCAACCTTCTAGCTAACTCCAGAACCTCATCTGAATCTCCACCTATCTGAGTTGTATATTTACGAACAAACTCTGCCAAATCTAGCTGAGTTCGTCTTGCTATCTCATAATCGCTTTTAAGCTCGTCTATTTCCGTTTCTGGAATTGACTCCACATTAAACAAAATCTCCTCCGCCCTCTGGAGAAAATTATCAAGTCGCTTAATCCGTGCATTTATTTTCTTTAAGTCTATATCCATTATATTATTCTCACAAATAATATATTTGAAATAATTATATCATACCAACAGTAAAAGTCAAATTCTCCAAAATAAATTAAACTACTTCTTTAAGGTGACACCTCCTTCTAATTTTTTAATTACTTATCACAAAAAGTCAATTTTAACTGATTAATATTTTCTAACAATAATGTTACTAACAATCTATTAACACTCTTCAATTCTTCCGTTTAAATCTATCAACATCCAATCCAGTCTTCACTACAGGTTTTCCGTGCTCTTGAGAAACCATCTTTGCCCATAAAGTTAGAAAGGACGCTATATCTGTTGTGCTCTTTCTCAAGACAGAGAAGAAAAGGACGTACAACTGTAAAGTCTTTCTAGCCAGAGATTCGTTGTAAAATCCCCATACTGGTTCCCCTTCTACATAATTCCTTTCCAATATACCTTTTATAAATAAAGATATATCCTGCGTTGTAGACATAATTGGAGCTTGTGCTATAACGTCAATACACTCCAATACCTCTTTTTTCTTTCCTTCTGCTGCAGACCTCACCATCTTTTCTAAATATTGGTCCACCACAACAACACTATCTAAAAATTCCTTCTCTCCTAAAAGGCTAAATCTTTCTATTAAAGATACTGCATCTCTTACATGACCTTCTGACCTTCTAATTATCAGATGCTCAACTTTATCTGGAATGGAAATTCCCTCTTGACTGGCAACTCTTTCTATCGCCCTTTTCATTTCACTATCCGTCAAGGTAAAGAATTCCAAATCAAAAGACCTACTAAGTAGAGTTTTCTTCATTTTATGTTTATCTGTCGATGCAAATAAAAAGAATATATTTTCTGGAGGATTTTCTGTTATCTCCAACAACGCCCCCTGACCTTCAGATGAAATTAAGTGGCAATTATGTACTATTACATCTGCAGCTACATAGTTATGTAGCCCCTCCACAGTCAAGTCATACACAGGGCGATTATTGTAAAGCCATCTCTTCCCTACATACTGAGCCTCTTCTCTTATATATTTTATATCATCTCTATCTTCAATCTTCTTAATTCCTTCAATTTTAGCCAATCTCTGGCCTAATTCGCAGAAGGGGGTTATTTTATGATCTAAAACACCTTCAACTATATATGGAGCCACTAATTCTAAGAATTTGCTTGCATCCCTCACTGATTCTGTGTTTATATAGTAGCCTTTAGATCCACGAGTCTCTCTATGCATTTTAAACTTTATTCCATATTTCTCTTTGAAGTATAAAATTATACACTCATTCTCCTCTCTTGAAAATGAATGTGTCGCCAAACTTACTGCACCCACTCTGCAAACACATTCTCCGTTCTTTCTCACATATCTCATTTTTGAATGAGACCCATCATCTAAATACCATACAGCAATCCCAAGAGGACTTAATAAATCCAAATACTCTCTACTAACCACTTTCCTACCATTCCTATACAACAAATCCCAATATTTATTTAATTCGGGCCGAGACTTCGTCTGTCCCCTCCAAATCTCATCTCCCCATCCTAAGTTCTTTTCTAATTTAAAAGTTAAAACGATATCACCTAGTATATCTCTTTTTAATAAAGCCCAGGAACTATTCTTTTTTGACTGCAGGAATATTAATCTCGTATTATTTTTACCACTTTTTCTTCCGAGACGAGAATCTCCTAGCAAAGTTCCCAATATTACCTGATCTACTTCTTTTGAAATTGGGTACAATCTTCCTTTATTTTTAATCCCTCTCACCCTTGCTTTACTTTTAATCATCCTGGCAATTGATACCCTATCCCCTTCCACCAAATCTTTCAATTCAACATATTGAGACCCTTTTAAAACTCGGTGTTTTTCCGAAGCTCTTAGTCTATACTCCTTCGTTTCACCTTTGAAGGTGTATGAATAGACGTCTTTTGGAGAATTTCTATGCCAGCCTACAACCCTTCTCGATTCAAACCGCTCTCCATTAAAAGAAAGAACTTCCACATCCATTTTATTCAAAACAATATTTCTAATCCTTTCAGAACTTCCATCAGCCAATTTTATTACTGCATTTCCATCAAGGCATTCATCAAATAATATCACTTTATACCCTGGCAAGGCGTGATACTCTAGAGATTCTCTCAAATTCCTAATATCCTTTACATTTCCCACCATAGCAGAATCTAATTCGAGGTATCTCCCATCCGAGCCAAATGATAAACAACTCTCACACTTAAGACAAGGTTTATCGTTAGATTGACAATTCAAAGCTCTCCCAAAAATTCTAGCAGAAGTGCTCTTCCCTGTCCCCCAAGCTCCGCTGAGCAGGTAGGTTTGAGGTTTTCCGACAGGGTTTTGAGCAACCTTCTGCAATACCATCCTTGGGATTTCTTGACCTATTATTTGATCGAATCTCTGTGGACGGTAAATTTTATTAAGCATTCGCTACCACTCCTGCTACCCACTGATACGAATAAGACTCAATATTAAACTGAGTCCTTTCATTAAAGGATTTAGCTACATACGTCATAACACTGAGATTGTCTCTGAGAGTTCTAATCCTAGACGGAACCGGACCCAACCCAGTCTGGCCCTCTTCAATCTGAGATGTTAAATTCACTGCCTTCTGGACAAAAGATTTAGGGAACTTAGCATATTCCAACTCTTGTTTCAACTGAAGCGGACCCCTCGCTGCAACCTTCTCTGACTCTCTAATCAACGGAAGCATAGGATTATTATGCATAATTGCCTGGGTAGCTGCAAAGCCATATTCCAAAGCTTCCATTGAAACTGACAGAGGTTTAATGACACTTTCCATCGGATTACCAATAGTCTTCACCAAACCATTATAGCACACAATCTGTAGAAGCATCGGTCGGAATTTAATTCCGTTACAAAAAAGAGTCGATACATCTAAGTCCACCCCAAGACAATAGCCTTCCTGACCCACCTCCTCTTCCTCCACAGAGGAAAACACACGGAAATTCGATGCATCTACAACTGAACCACTCAATGACTGAATGTTATCCAGATTGTTTTTAATCCAAGTTCCTACTTCACTAAAATCCACATCAATAGCCGGGCCTGCTGCCTTCAGTTTATTATCCTCAAGATAAATCTTAGCCATAAAATCTGGGTAGGTCCTGACGGCATTATCAATAATTTCCTTCTTGTGATTATCCCCAACCGAATTAAAGTAAGAAGGAGGTACTCCACAACTTTTTAAGAGATATACTTCTGCAGTCCTATCCCTCTCAATCTCTGAGTCTAAAAGTAAGTCCCGAATTTCATAAATGGAGATATCTCTTGCCCCCTGATATGCATCAAACTCCCTGTCAATAGTATCGTGCATCGCCTGCTTATCACTGCCTAACATTAACTGTGTCATCTCTCAATTCCTCCTTTAATATAGGTTTTTATAAGATACTCTACGAACATAGTAACCATTGTTCCCTGATTTTCAAAATACATTCCTACATCCTTAACTGGGGGATTGACCACTATTGCTCCTGCCTTTTTATTTAACCCTCTAACCCCCACACTTGATTTATCATTATCCCCTACGAATATAAATCTACTTGATAAACAATTAATTATTTTCGACTGCTCAGTAGAAATATGACTACCCAAAACAGCGAGAGAATACGGATAAAATCTAGCTATCGCCTCAGCATCCTTTATTCCTTCAGATAAAATTATCCAGCCTCCATACTTAAACTTCTCAAATCGATGAAGTCCATAAAAAACTGGTCTCCCATCATCCACTCTACGGAATTGTTTCTTTTCTTCAAGCCTAAATATAAATCCTCTTACAATCCCACCACAGGTGGTAAGAGGTATAACATAGCAAAACTCCTCTGACACCAACAGAGTTCTTATATAATTGCTTAGTTTATCTAAATTCTTAAATTCATTACCTAATCTTATTCTTTTTGGAGGCAAAAAATTGTCTGTTTTGGACAGTGCTTTCTCCCAACTATTCTTCCCTTCTCCCGGTACATGTTTAGCCTCTAAGTAAAATCTGACCGTACCAGATATGTTTTCGCTAAACAAGAGCTGCATAGAGGTGCCTCTTTTCGTGATAATTCACTAATTCTTGTCCCTTTCCCACATTTACAAAATCCAACCTTTTCTCCAAAATAACCAGCAATTAATACATCGCACATTTCCATCACCTTCTTATACGAAAATCTACCATTTGTAGCAACATATAAATATGGATTCATCCAAACTGGATGAATTAACGCCATACGAACAGCTGTCTTAGTCTGTGCTAATTCCACCTCACAATACGGTAATTCTCTATCCTCAAGTAAAACTTCATTACCCGTAACTCGTCCTTTTGCTCCTACTTTAACCACATCTTTTTGATTTTTTACCCACTCCCTAACCTGACCAATAGAAACTCCAACTATCTCCATAATAGAAATTACCTGAATATTCTCACTTTGTCTTTCTCTCACCTCCACTGGAGATATTGAAAATACCTCTGTTGAAAACATTTTAGCATTCACCCTTCTAGCTAAATATCCCCAATCAACATCCACTTCTCTTACCTTCCAGTGTATATCAAAATAATACACTCCAGACATCCAATCCCACAAATTACCCCTAAGCATTGGACTATTCGAAATATTATGACTAGAATGATACTTCTCAAATAATTCATCAGATTCTCTGAGAAATTGAGACGCTATCGAGAAAGCTAACGCTTCCTTCCCTACCATGGAATACTTACTAGTTACTCTAAATCCTATTCTTGTTGCTCCCTGTGCTTTATTTTTAAATAGTTCTTCCTGAATATCCACGCAAGTATGTTTGTTAAATATCTCTCGTTTCAGAATGGAGTCTTTCTGCTCTTTTGTTTCGCAATATCCACAAGAAAGACATTTAGGATCCTCTCTAATCACTGTTTTTGTGCATGGATATAACTCCTTCACTCCTGCTGAATCAAACATAATTTTATTGAATCTCTCATCCTTCTTAGGAACCATATCCATCGGAAATATATAATCATAAGATTTCTCATCTAAGAATTTCTGAAGACTCAAACCTCTATCTTTTATCTCCGTCAAAATCATTTGAATTACTTCTTTTGCAGGAGAAGCATAGTAATTATATCCAGTATCAGCTATCTTCTCCCAAATCGGAGTTCCTAACCTACCCAGATTTAAAGTAGCCTGTTCAATGAATGTTCCAAAGTTTTGACCATTAAATTTAAACCGAACCTTTCCTCTCAATCTATCCAGAAGAGGCTTCATCTGCTTGGCTTGATTCAGTGAAATCATAGAAGTTACTTGCTTCTTCCATCCAAGAGCTGTATGAGGATAATAAACAAGGGGAGTAATATTTGCTCTAATTCCCGCACCAGTCTGAGCCTCTTCTTTCATTCTATACAACTCTTCAAACTCCTGAGCTGCAATTTCCAAATCTTCTGCTGTCTCATGCCCTGTCAAAATCATTCCCACCTTAATTTCCATCAATCCTGCTTCAAAGGCTAGTTTAAAAGCTGTTTTAATCTGCTCAAAAGAAAGACTTTTATTAAGTATCTTATTCCTAACCCTTTCTCCAAAACCCTCTATTGGCATTGAAAGACGTCTTATCCCCAGAGCAAGACAAGCCTTAAAATATTCAGGAGCTGCTCCAATCATATCTGTTCTCAAATTTATCAATGAAAGACTTGAAAATCTTTTAGTTGCTTCATAGATGATGTCTATGAATCTGTAATAATAATTAAAATTAAATGAATAGAATCCTATCCTATTAGATGCTGTATATCTTTTACACTCATCCATAGATTCTGTCATTTTCTCTAGAGAACGCTCTCTCCAACCACCACAAGCTATTCCTTCCATACAATTATGAGAAAGAATACCATTTGCAATAAAATTATGTTCATTCTCAACAACTAGGTCATAAACCTTTTCTCTTCCTGCCACTCTAATTTCAGATACGGGGTAAAATGCTATTCTATCCTTTCTAATTAAATTATACAACTCATTATCAATATCAGTCCTCTTTATTATCTCAAAAGTTAGAGAGCTATGTCTAATATAACTAATTTTATTCTTATTCTTTAAAGACTGAATCACCATTTCCCTTTCTATCTGGGAAGATGGCTTTGTCAAGTTAGAATACTCTTTTCCACAAACCTGAAATCCATTCTCACTCAATATTTTATTAGATGTACTTTCCTCCACATGAAGTCTATATAAAACTTGTATGGTAGCTTTTCTTCCAACCTCTTTACATTTTATCTCCAACCTCTCCATTCGAGATAAAATTCCTGCCCCCAATAAAATAATTTGTAGCTTAGAAAGCAGGGATTTATTCTTGTTCGAAACGCTCAAACTATTATTTGCTATAACCCCGTCAGCATCAACCCATCCTTTAAAAAAGGATAGAACTTCTTCTCTCGACATTTTATATACAACTTGAGGTAGAATCTTACCATCTTTATTATATACAGCAAATCCAAACCTCTTCTTTATACTTTTCGATAAAATGTATTCTACCGTACACAGTTCTTTAATTCTTATCTGATATTTTAATCCAATATCTTGTAGCAACCTCTCACAATTTTCTTGTTCATCTACATTGCTAAATAAGCTAACCTTTGTATTCCAACATCCATCACCGACCATTCTTCCAATAAATTCACATTCCCTTTTTGAAAGACCATAACTGCCACTAAAATTTGTTCCTCTGTATACAATTAAATGATCCCCAACAGAAAGATCTTTTGCCTGAATCCATTTTATTCTCATTCCATCTAATACCGCTACAAAATGGCATTCAGTTGCCTTCAAATTGTACCCATCTTTTAGTTCTATCTCTAGTAAATTCTTTTTACCTAGTTCATAACATCTTAAGACTTCATTTAAGTCTCCACTTTGGGTCACCACTTTCTCACCCGGACAAACCTCATCAATCCGTTTAAGACCCACGTTTGTAGAGATCAATGTATCTGCAGGATGGCAAAAGGCGCACACTACTCCTGAACAACCTGCTGAAACTAGTAAATCACTTCCAGTAGCATTACTATTATCTGGATTAAGAATCTTCCTCTCAAAAGCAGGATATTTGTCAATTTCATGCTCATGATGAAATCTTACCTTCTCAGGAACCCAATCATATTTAGTTCTTATTTTCTTTATAAACTCTCCCTCATAAACTACCTCATAACCATTCGGATAGTATATGTTTCCTAATTCCGACACAAACTTCTTTATTAATTTCTTCTTGTTAGCATTTAAATTCTCTCCTGCACTCTTCATTTCCATCATGGGCAACAAGATCTTAGCTAAATTCCCTTCTGCATACCCTACATACACCAAATCAACTAATCCTGAATTACCACCCATCGCATCATGATCCGCAATTGGAATTCCCCCAGCCATGATCAATGGTATATCACTTCTATCAATTCTATCCTTATGCCATCTTGGAATTCCAATAGAATCTAAAGCGCTGAATATATTTATAAACTCTACCAAAATAGATGATGAAATTATAATTAAATCATACTCCAGGGCGGATCTTCTGGATACATTTCCAAACCAAAATGGTATATCATTCTTCTTATAAATAGGAATGTCATTTTTAGTTGGGAAATATGCATAGTCCACAAATATGTCTGGACTTATCTGTCTTATAATCCCATCTAGGGCTGTATACGTATTACTCACAGCTCTAGTCACTCCAGGAGAGAGAAAGCAGATCAGAACTCTAAGTTTTGAGTTATCCCAATCTTCTTCTCTCATCTGATTATTATCAAACCTAGTTAACCAAGGAGCACCCTCCAACTGCCTCATTACCCGAGAGGTGTATAATTTCTCAATCTCCACTCTAATTGTCCTTTCCTAGTTCCTTCGCCTTTTCAATAGTTCTCTGTATCAGATCCTTCAAAATCTCATTCTCTGCTCTAAGTGATAATCTACGAAGCAGAACTAATTTATCTTCAAGCTTACTTTTATCCTTTTTCAACCTCTCCAATTCATTAAGGACATTTTTATCAACATCCGACACCGGAGAGATTTCTCCTACTGAGACAAGTTTATTATACAAAGTATGAATATCCGTAACCTTGTACGCCTCCTCATTTGTAAGAATCCCCTTCTTCCTGAGAAGATCTATCAACACCATTTCTAACATGACTAACCCCTTATCGATAACATCAACCTAAAATCCTCCCCATCAAACGTTAAACAATTATCAACCTTCTTCATCATCAAGGAAGGATAAAATTTCAATACCGTAAACGCCTTCTTTGCCGAAACCACTTGCATTTTAAAATTCATATTCTCAACTGGAAATTCTGCTACATCAAATTCAGACATCTTGCCTGATTTTGTCCTATTTATGAATTTAATTCCTTCCTGTCCACCCTCTACTTCTACAATCGATGAATCAGTGGTATTAATCGACAAAAAGCTGAATAAATTAAACATCTGATTCCCATCAATTAATATACCATCCAAATCTCCTACAAACTTATTTACCACTTCTGATGACACCTCTCCTCTAAGAGAGACCACTGAATACTCAAATCCACTTCCTCTAAAATAGAGACGATCATCTGTAACACCAATTCTTAATTCACTTCCATATAAAAGAATTAATGCTGCCACATCTTTAGCATTCAACATAGTCAGTGTCATATCAGGATATGAAACCTGCTTTCTGGCAATAATTGACACAAAATTTCCATATGCATAGCCGTCTTTAATTACTATTTTCTTATCCTCAGATAAGACCGCCTGAGACATCAACCTAACAAACAAATCAAAATCCTGTTTTGCAACCGTCAAATCTACCCCTTCTGAATAGGATTCAGGTTTTTCCTCTAATTTGTAAATAGATTCAGAAAATGTATATTCTTCCAGAGGGTATCTACCCCTCATGATTGAGGAATACATTTGATCGTCCTGTTTATAAATTAGAACATCAGCCGAAAATTTAGCCACATCCAACAATTGCTTCGACGAGAGAATCACCTTCTCCTGCAAAATGTTTTGTTGATTCTTTAACTCCAATCTCCCTCTCAAATAAACATCTCTATTTGTCATAGAATAATGAAGATATCCATTATTCTCCCACAGTAGAATTGACCTTGAAACTGCATCTGAATTTCTTGATGCTATCCCATCTATAATTCTTAACAGAGTTAAGAATTCTTTCTTAGGAATTCTCCAAAAAGGAACTTCTGGATCCCTCTCCTCTGAAACCACTAATTGAATTTCATCTACATCCTCCAAATTAACATCCAAATCTTCAAATTCACCTATCATAACTCTTCCTCCTTATATTCTTACTATTCCATAACTAGTTAGTAAATTCTCAACATACCTCTTAACATCCGTCTCAATTTCTAATGAATCCAAAACCTCATAAACCTCTCCAGATTGTAAAGTTGTTCCTCTTACTTTTAATACGAAATCCTGCAAAGTCTTTTTAAACTCTGTCTGTCGCTTATTTCGAGCCTCTTCTAGAAACACCTCTTCTGGAGACAATGATGGAACTGTGACGTAATCTGCATTGACAACAAATTTCCCATTTATACAAGCTAGAGCTATTCTCAAAATAGCTATTTCCTTCCAGACATTATAATGATTAGATGTCCCTCTAGAAAAACCTCCTGGCCGATACAAAATGCAATTTGTTCCTGGAATTGTACATGGTAGATATTTTGCATGGTCATGCCCTAATACGACCATATCATAACCCTCTTCCCTTATCTCGGAGGCTGTTATAACTAATTCCTTTTCCTTAACAACTGAATTCTCATAAAAAGCATGACCTATCATTATTGTATAAACATTATCTCTCTTTTTAGGAAGTTTCTCACTATAATCCCACCCTAAAATATCCACCTCAACAGAGCCTATGGAGATTGTCAATCTATCCAGCTTTTTTACCAATTGTGTCTCTATCCAATTCCCCAGAGCTGACTGATTAAGATATGACAAATCTGCAAATGAAGCATCATGATTCCCGGGCACTACATAAGTCTGATGCCCATCTATCTTTCTAGTTTCTACCTCTAATTCAGCCATACTATTTATATATTTTAACGGAAGCACTGATTTGTGAAATACATCACCCGCAAATATATTATAATGACAAGGATATAATTCAAAGATGCTTCTGTATTTCTGCCTAATAGTCTCGGGGTAGTTATCTTTTCTAGACTGTGGTATAGTATTAGTAAAATGAGTATCTGCAATCACATTTATAAATATCTCTTCCATCTATCCTTTAATCTCCTTTAAACTTCCACCTCTAGTTACTTGATACTCCCTATCAAAATAAGGTCTAAATCTAACATCATGAGTTATCAACAGCATCTTAAATCCTGAGTCCTTACCAAAGGATTTTATCAACTCAAAAAGATTTTCTACTCTTTGATCACTAACTTGGGATAGACCTTCATCTAGCGTTATTAACCTCTCAGCGTTCATTTTCAATAAGTAGTAATATGTACAAATAAGACCAGCAACAGCCCTAACCCCTCCTCCTGTTGCATTTCTCATATTTGCTACAATCTCTTTGCCATCAGGTCTATTTTCCAAAAGGTAGAAATTAAGTTGGTTAGATCCTCTCTCTTCTTTCACCTCATGTCTAACTAGAAAGTTTCTATCTGGATATATTACAGTTATCCCCTCTTCTATCAACTTATCCAGAACTGACAAACCTCTTTCATTTAACTTGTCAAATAGATGAGTCAATACCACATCAGCCTTAGTATTTCTCTCTATCACCCTCTCGAGTCCTTCCTGTTCTTTTGTCAAATCGGAAATGGACTGCCGCAACCTTCTCGCCTCCTCTTCCCAGAAATCTATCTTATTTATTAAATTATTGACCTTTTCTTGAATCTGATCCAACATTATTCAACCCTAACTTTAATTTCCCTTCCATCTCCAGTCTTTACAAATCCATTCTCTACTACGAATTTTAATAATTCGGCCGTTATCACAACATCATTCAAATTATATTCAAGCAATTCCACCCACCTCCCCTTCCTATGAAGAAAAGGTGCGTTTGCACCACTATCCGTCTTTTTCATTCCTAGTGTAGCCTGTGCATATGCATTTAAATTTCTAATCTTCCCCTCCTTCCGAGACCTTATATAATTCATCAACTCCTCTGGTAACTGAATCTCTGGGAATTCTGAAAATCCAAATACATGCATTAAATCCACATCGTTTAAATGACCTTCCCAAGGCGAGGCTTCATAGTCATTTCCAAATATAACTCTATTATCAAATTTTATAGAATTAAATCCAACTCTAAATGGAATTTTCTCTAGCAGGATTCTAAGTCTTTCTCTATCTGCATCCATATCTCCATAAAAGGCATATCTATTTATCTTAGGAATATAAACCACACAAGATGCTATCGACATAGCTTCTGGATTGTCCCAACCACCTTCAACCTCCTCTGCCATAAATTTAGTTTCTACGTCATAAATGGCACACCTATCCCAGACATCTCTTGGTATGTAATTCATTCTAGAATTCCTACCTTCCTCGCTTCCTCAATTACTTCCTTCTCTACTTCTGTTATCTTCAACGTCAATTTCTCAATTTTCTCTTTAGCCTCCTCAACTGTTTCCACCTTCATTTCTTCCAAGAGATCTTTTATTTGAGTATCTAACTCCTTAATCTGACCCTTACACAGAGTAATTCTCTCTTCTACCTTTGACAAAGAATCTACCAATTTCTCAAACTCACTCTTTTCATTCATAACAACTCCTGATTACAGTATGGACAGAATTTAAATTGTTTTCTCCTCTCTAAGAGAAGCTCCTTCTCCCTACCTAACTCATTCAATTTCCCTTCTACTTTATTTCTCTCCCATAAAACGACTGCCCGTTGTAGCAGTTCTTTATACCTTTTAATCTTCTTTATCTTTTCTGAATATTTCTCTAAGAATGACCTCTCTTCCTCTACTTCCTTCTCTAATGTCTTCTTTGACATTCCTATAAAATCCATTTTTTGAAACAAAGCCTTGATTTCTTTCAACTCAAGCTTCTTCGTAACCACCGCCGCCACTCCATCTCTCAATCTTTCTATCTCAGGAGAGGAAAACTCAGTAATTTCTTTTTCCAGACTATTCTTACTGTCCACCTTCTTAATTGATTCTGTCCACCTCTCCAACTTCAACTTAGCCATCTTAACATTTACTATTCTTTCCTTCAAATTCACCAAAATCTCTCTTGAAGGTAATTCCAACTGTCTCCGAATAAGAGACGAATACTCCTGTTCAGCCACATTAAGACGAATTCGAGTTTTCTCTAAAGTAGCCTTATCTTCCTTTATTGTAGCTCGGACTTCCTTAGAGATTACTCCGATTTTAGGAGAGGATATAAATTTACTAAATATTTTAAATGCTATTGATGGTGTTACATTAAATGGAAATATCTGCTCCCCTTCACTAATGACTGAAGGAACCCATATATCGGACCCTTCTTTCTCCACTAAAAATCCTGAACCCGGAAAGACATCCTCTAGCGGAGCTCTATTCACCTTACTTAGTGTTGTATCGTTTTTGGTGTATGTAGCCCCACTATCACTTCTATCCCAACGATATAACCCTCTATCAGACTGAACAAGAACTCTAACCTTCTTCAAATCTACATTTATAAAATCCTTACCTGCTGTATTGCAAATAAATGCCTTAATTGCCCTTCCTATCGCACTCTTCCCGACAGCATTGTCACCTGTTATACCAACAATCTCTCCATCATCTATATTTATCACTGCCTGTTTTATACTTTGATACCCAGATACTCCGATTTTCACTGCTCAGTCCTCACTAAAAACATCAAATCATTATCTGCAATATATTTCTCTATAGCTTCCTTATTTTCTTTTATAAACTGATTCAATCCCTTATTCCCCATTACTGTTCCTTCATACACATTCCCCATATTTATTTTAAAGTACGATCCCGCAGAAGAAACAACCCCCGCCCTTATGAGGATGTTCTTTATAACCATGTTATTGCTTACACCCCTACCAAAAATTATCGGTGCTGTCAATTCAATATGTGATCTAACATTTCTATTTTTAAGAGCCCATATAGCAGCTTCCACACCATATATTACCTTTTTCTTTCCTTCAATTGTATCTTCCTCTCTAGTCAAATCACCTGTACGTCTAAGTCTCAAACGTATATCCATATAAAATTTAAATGCATTTCCTCCAGCCGAATCCTCAAACGCCATCATCGTTCGACCTCTAGTTTCAAACTTAACCCTCATTTGATTTATAAATACTATCGTAGTTCCACCCCTTTTCGCCCATCCCTTAAACTTATTCAGAAAAGCTGCTGACACCCTAGCTTTAAGACCGAGAGCTTGAGTATCAACAATTGAGACATCAATTGCACTATCTGGTAACATAGCTGACTCTGAATCTATCACAACCATATCTGGTTTCTCATCTCCCATACCCTCCAGGATTTCTTCCGCATCTCCATAGGTAACTGGGTCAAAATGAGTAAACAATCCATCCTTTTCATACCCAGTCAATCCTATACCATCTTTCAATCCTGGAGTCAAGGCATGTTCAAAATCTAACCAATCTACCCTTTTACCCTTAGCACAAAAATTCTTCGCTACATGCGCCATAATAGTGCTCTTCCCTAGCCCGGACGGACTAGCCATTTCTATGAACACACCTTTTGGAAATCCCCCTCCCAAAACTAAATCCAATGGAATTATTCCTGTCGGTACAACCTCTGTTTCCACGGGGGCGAACTTCTTCACTAAACCTTCACGACCTATTTTTCCCTTATTCACGTCAATATCCTTTGTAAATGACTTTCTTGAAATTCCTCAGACTTTGCTAGATAGCGCTCTTTCTCCGCTGTAAATATTTTAGATTCTATTTTACTCTCGTATCCTAACTTTATTAGCATACGATATGCAAGTAAAAAAGCTACACCCTCATCAGCAGAGTACCTAGTAGTGGATGTATTAAATCCTTCCTCCTCTATTATTTGAGAAGTCAAATCCCCAATATCCTTCCTAGTGTATCTTGATTTTCCTAGAACATATCTCAAATATGATGGATGCATCATGAACATTCCAGGGTATATGTCTAATGTAGTTGTTACAAGTTTTGTAGCTAACGCTGATAAGGCTGGAGACATCAATCCTGATGGCAAAGGTGACTCCATAATCACGATATCTGGGCAGTAGAGATCCAGAAAATACCTAAAATCCCTATCTACCTCAGATACCCGATTATATACTCCTTCAAAGGTTTTATCTCCAATTGAATTGTCAAAGTGAATCCTATCAAAAACTACAAATTTCTCATATAGCCCAACTAAACATAAACCTGTATCTCTCAAAGAAGGATCCACACCCAAAACTATCTCTATCATTGTCTCTCCTACCTTTGAAGAAGGTCTGCAAAATCCTCATCCTCTATAGAAACGGACACTTCTCTCACAGGCTCAGTCTTGGGCAGTGGTAAAGACGCCTGTCTTTTCAATCCTTCCACCGAAGGTCTATCTTGAACTGGGGTACTAGCTACACCGTCATTCAAAATCTGCATGAACATTCCCTCATCAAGAGTCCTTCCAAATACAGACATTGCATGTTTAGCAAATGTATCCATGTCCTCTTCATATCTTGTCTTGTCTATCAGTTTATTCCAAGTCCTAGGTCCAACAATATCAAATGTATAATCCTGATAAACTTCTTCAGTACAAGTAATCAGAATATCTGACTTCACCAATGAAGTACCCTGAGCTTGTAGAATATCCTCTTTTGTAAGCAGGTTAGAATAATCTGTATTTCCTCTAACCAACATCAAGAATTCTACCTCATCACCAATTTTCTTCAATCCACTCCCATCTGTTTGATATTTATAAATTGGAATACCGTATCGGACAGTAGGAATTCCAAACATTTCACAACATTTCCCTCCAAAACAGTGAAAGGAACCCGTTACCTTACTATAATGAGTTTTTGCTATCACTATCGTCTTTGAAGCTATTCCACATAATAGCTTCTGGTTCTTAGCCATCGATAATTTCTGAACCAAAAATGGTGTCACTCTATCCCCTAATTGTGCTAACATAAATCCCTCCTAAATTAAAGATGTAGCAAGAGGGATAAATCCCTCCTGCTACTCTCTTCGTATTGCATTTCATCAACCAAAATCATCAAATTCGTCACTATCAGTGGTAGAATCATCCCCTTTAACAACTTCCTTCTTCGCTCTCGGAGGCAGATTAGAAATCTGCACCCCCTCCTTTTCCAATTCCTCACGACGAATTTTCAGCTTCTCGGGATCCGGAACCTGCCCCATCTCCGTCATCAATCGATCTTCAATTTTAGACGAAGGGCGGAATCGGAGTTTGGGGACAAAATCGACAACACCAATCTTCGTCAGACGTGGAGCTGCTTTGACAATCTCAAACCGCCCGATTCCACCCAATGAGATGACATTATCCGCATCCCTCAGACAGCCGATAACTACTGAATCAATGCAAGTTTTAAAAATGGTCCACCCTTTTTCCTTCGACATATCAATTCCGATATTCCGAAGCTCCTGCTGCAAAATTTCCACAAAATCTTCCTTCGAATACATCCTAAAAACCTCCTTTATTTTTAAGTTGCTATTTACTACGAAAATAATTTCCTCTACTTATCTAAATTTATCTTCCCATTTTAATAACTTGTCAAACTTCTCAAGTTCCTACTAATTTCTGAAAGAGAATTAGTCAAGGAAATTAATGTACTCCCCATTTCCCTTATCTCATCTCTTAAAGTAACTACAGTTCGTCTCACTGCCACCGAATCTCCGTATAAAACTCTTTGGTGTAAATACAGCTTCCAATTAACTAATTTCAATTGAAATAAAGATACAGAAGTTATAGCTAACAAATCATTTACTTCCTCCTGAAAAGACCTAATCTCTTTAACCGACCTCTGCGACATTCCTACCACTCTCTTTTTCAAAGAATCGTACTTTTCTTGTAGACCTTCTACCTCACTATCCACTTCTTCTATCATTGCAGCTAAATCTAGCTCCTCAGTCATATTCCCTCCTTGCACAAATCAACAAACTTTTGTATCTTCTCAAGAGTCTCTTTTATTAATAATCCCCTTCTATAAATATGTCCGGGATGGTGCACCAAAAGAAAAAGTAATTTCCTACCCCAAAGCTCAGATTCAATTACTGCACCATTTTTATACACCACCGACACTACATCGTACCCAAAATGTTGCCTAATAGCTGAATTCCCTAAAAGGATTACACCCTTTATATTTGATAGTTTTCCCCATTCTTTCTTCTTCCATCCAGCACATACACTAGACTCTCTTATCGACGGAGCTCTCTCTTTCCCACAAAAGCATGTATTTGTAATGTAGCATTGATCTCTCCCAACACCCAATGCTTGAATATATTTCCCGAACAACCTCCCTCCAGACGACTCCGAAGGGAATAACTCTTTGACCCTCACCTCATATTCACTAGGCGACGCCCCCTGAATGAACCATTCAGCATCTACGTTTTGAATAGGACTCACTAAATTATCTCCATCTCTCCTATCACAAAGATTACAATCCTTTATAGATAAATTCTTCTCATCTACCCATTGAAGTGACTCCAATTTAGATTCCAATTTAATTATGTTCATCGTTTTAACTCCATCAACAAATTAAGAAAATGAAGCTCTGTCTGGTCTGAAAGATAGAATTTTATAAACTTATCCTCTACATTCTTCAATAACCTGCCAACACTCTGTAAAGTTTTAAGATAATTTACATTCACTAACCCTCTATACTGTTGGTAATTCAGGGCTTTTTCTAACATAGTCAACAAAGATGATAAAACAACTGGTTGAGGAAGTTCTATCTCCTTATAAATTCTATATATTTCTCCATCAGATTTTGTCAAAGCGGTGAATAATTTATAAATACTTTCTTCCTTCTCTACCACTGGTGAAATCCCGAATAAGATTTTCCTCTTAACCACTTCCCAACAAAACTCCTCATCACAAGACAACAAATATTCCAATTCCGCCTTATTGAATTTAGCTAGACTTAAAATAGTTTTTTTATCTGTCAAATCTATTTGAGAGGGTCCCATTGAGACCCATATCATATTCCTGTATCTATCAAAATCAGGTTTCAAATTACCCACATAAATATAAGCTCCATCAACTACCGGAAATTCTTTTACTATTCTATGTTTAGGGTACAGGAACTTCAACTGGGATGGATTCAGCAACCTTACCCTCTTCCCTATCAAATCCATTCTCCAACCTCTCTTTTATAAATTTAATATCTCTAAAAGATACGTCTCTTACTCTCCGTTCCATAATCACTAATCTATCCCCACCCACATTCTTTAATTTATCTATAACTGGTAAAATATCAGGCTTCCCTTCCGATAGACTAGTAAATGAGTGTCTATCTAAATGCCCTCCCTTTTTCACATACCAAGGTATAGCATTCATATGAATTATCTCAAATGGACCCAATTCAATTTTATCAATATCCTCCCCAGCTGCATAAGCATGTTCTGTATCAAGAACTAAACCTAGTCCCTCCACATCACTACGTAATTCCACAAGATCCTGCAAAGTCACACATTGTTTACCCTTTGCTCCTGCAGTATTTTCTATATAAATCCCCACCAATTCTGTAGCTTCCAGAAGCTTCTTCGCAGTCTCTCTTAACTTCTTTAAGGATTCAACTGTTCTACCCTCTGTCCCCATTCCTATATGAACCACAAATTTCAATCTTATGCCAAAAGAAAACTGCTTCCCCAACTCCCTTACATAATTCACCAGTCTATGTACTCTTTCGGAATCCATAACGTTTGCCCAATATGGAGCATGAACCACTACATCAAAATTATTTATCAAATAAAGCCAAGACTCAACCCTTTCAGGCTTCATAACAGGAAAATCACCCCTCATAGGAGGGGTAGCGAATATCTGAACTGTTTCTACTCTTCCTTTAAGAGATTCCACTTCTCCCTTAGACAAAGACTCCCCACCACCAATATGCATGCCAAATTTTATCATCTTTCACCCCACTCTAATACGAATCTATTTAACTGAATATCCACCTTTTAGACTCCTTATCTTAGTAGCAATCACTGATTCTCCTTCAATTAATAATTCTACCGCAGATTTTATTTCATACTTACTAGTTTTATGTATTTCCATAGCCCTAGACAATATTACTTCCGGAACAGGTTCTCTAAATCTTAGAATTAATTCTATCTCTGACGACTCCATTAACTTCAACAATGGCGACATCTGATTTACAGATATACTTCTCAGATCTAGTCCATATCTCACTGATTTCCCTGCACTAAAATATGAAGAACTAAACTCTCTCAGAGTCTTCACTGAATCTACTATGAGAGTGGGGTACTTCACTCCCCACCCCTCCGGAACACTATTATCAATAAATATAGCAGGGTATTTCATTTTCTCCTAAGAGACGGGAGAATCCCGTCTCCTTTCCTTTCACCTCACACTAGTTCTGCTGACAACCTCTGAAATAGCTCATTCTTCAATTGACAAATTCTACCAGAGGAAACCCCCACCTTCTTATGAATTTCACTAGGAGTTAGACCCTCTATCAACAGCCCCAACAATTCCTTCCAGCTCAATTTGTAGTTAGGAGAAATCTGCTCATCTGGGCAATTCTCAATCAACTGCTTCAAAAGAACTTCTGAAAACTGGTCTCTCATCACCTCTTCCTGCATTTCCATCAACGTAGTCTCACTACCATCCTTCCCTTTTATCGGGGTCTGCAGGGAGACCATACGATGCATTCTCTTCCTGGTGATGTCAATTAAATGACGTTTTGCAGCTGCTGCAACAAAATACTCAAAAGAAGTAACTCTTTCATCATATTTCTCAAAAAACCCAACTTCAAGAAAATGAGTGAAAACTTCTTGAGTCAAATCCTCTAGTTCATAAACTCCCGTCAGTTGAGCTCCCGGTTTCAAGAAGCCTTTTGCCACTCTCTGAATTACCTGATACGCCTTTTTGATTTCTGTCTGAGTCATTGTGGTTGTCTCCTTTCATCTTTGTTGCCTATATTATACCATATCTCCGCCTTTTTGTCAAGAAAAAATTTTGTAGGCGCTAGCCCGCCAGGGGCTTCGTCTACAAACAAAAGGAAAATGCGGAAACCCGCCAGGGGCTTCGTCTACAGAGCCTTCTACCAAATACAAGTTGGTATGATTCTTGCTATATGCAAATAGTGTGCCAACCTCTGGTATGATTCTTGCTATATGCAAATAGTGTGCCATTTCTAAACTATCAGATTCTTCAAAGTTTGATAGTCTATTATGCAGTCATCGGGATTTTTGTCATCTCTGAATCTAATCAACCTGGGATGAGTTAACCTCATTTCCCTAGCCGACACTGCCTGCCCGTCCACCTCAACCACCTTATTATAATACTGAGGGTCTAATACAGGTCTCCCGTCCACCAGAATTGTAATAGCCTTCCTCATTTCCAGAGGAATATTCGCTACCCTAGCCACTTCATGAATTCTCACCTGACCATTTTCATCTGCCAAATTCACCGACACTAGCAAAGATCCTACCAAATCGGAATATCCTCTATCCTTATCACCCAGTTCAAATCCTGTGATAAACCCATCAACGGAATCTCCAATTGCTCCCGAGACGGTTCTTTTAAATTTCACCCAACCATCTCTAGGACGGGAATTTGCTGAGAGATACGGCATATCAATGGGCTTCATAACAATCCCTTCTCCGCCCATCTGCCAAATATACTCCAGGTACTGAAGTTTATTTCTCAATACAGCCTTAACACTCTCTACTTTAACTGTCAATAAATCTAACTTAGAAACGATCTGCTTTACATACTGACGTCGTTCATAGTACGGTCTATTTCTGACATCAACACCATCCTGAACCAAGCAATCAAACACTTTCAATTCCAAAGGCTGGTCCAATTCCTGTTGAATCTTCCAACTACTCTCAGGATTCAAAGCTAAGAGAGCTGCAACTGCCTGAAGAACAGTCTCCGTAACAACTCCTCTTTTACCCATTATTGTGGATATTCTAGCGTCTCTGCTAACGATTTCACAATCAAGAACAAACGGACTGAACAAACCCTTATAGTCTCTATCTCCCAGCCAAATCTTCTCTGTGTAAGACACAGGGAGATAGTCTTCTAATGAAAGATTCCTAGAGAAAAACTCAAATCCAGATTCTGGATGATACATTATCAACATTCTTATCCCATTCAACTTTTCTTCTGCCACATGTCTTTCTGACTCAAACAACCTGTCAATTTCGTCCTGCCGAAGATTTGTAGATAAAAAACAAAGCTGTGGAGTATCAATTTTCATCCTATACTCCAAACCAAATGTTTTCTCTTTTGTCTTCAAATAATAATCCTGGAGAGCCCTTATAAAATCTTTCTTGCCTTCCCTCTTACCAGTCTGATGGACTGTCAGACCCAATTTGCGGCATTCTGTTTTCAACTCCTGTAGGGATCTCTGTGTCATTTCTCTTCTCCTATTCTATTCACTTGTTCTACCGTCGAAAGTGTTACTAATTTCCCTTTCTTGCCATAGTAACCTATACGATTCCCAAACGAGACATAAATCCTACCATCAGGCATCCCCTGTCTCTTCCATGTTTTCACTATCGCAGAATGAACACAGCCAGTATCTTCCAATTCCCACTCTTCCATCTGACCATCCGAACAACAAGTGCAGACCACTTTATTTCCTCTGACAAATCTCCAAGCCTCACCTACCTGAACTAACGAGCCTTCTGGATAAAATTCAGCGACTCTAACCAAATCAGCACCGTTGTGTTTTGCCGAGGCAATCCTCATAAAAGTTACTATATATTCCCGGTCGACATTTCCAAGTGTGATCTTCTCCATGATTCCTCTCCTTTCTTAACCCCTCACTGTTAATATAATAACTTTTTACGATTTGTCAAGTTTTCCTAAACTATTAGATTAGTACACTTTTTGCTATATGCAAGTTCTATGCCAATTTCTATAGAATCTATGGCATAATTATTGCTATATGCAAGTTCTATGCCAATTTCTATAGAATCTATGGCATAATTATTGCTATATGCAAGTTCTATGCCAATTCGGAAATCTGCCCATGACGACCGTCATACATTTTATCAAGATGTCGCAAATTATCCCCTCTAACCATTTTCTTCTTCTTCTCTGTAAACATCCAAACGTACACCCAGGAACCATGAACCTCTTTAACCACTCCTTTTCTTCCAGTCTTCTTATCGATAACTTCCTCATTCGCTATAAATTCATCTTGATATCTCATTTCATTTCCTCCAGCTGTATTTTATAAAATACTACGAACTAGACCTATTTCATTAACTGTAAGTCTCCCCAGCTGGCTCCTTCTTTTATATCAAAACGAAATTTAACTTTTTGTCCATCCTTTTCAAATGTAAAAATCTCTTCTAATTGTTTCTGGTAATCCTCTACTTTTATCGCCTCATCCACTTCAATCAAAAATGAATCGAACACTACAAATAAAATTTGTAGACTCGGCAGACGCTTCCCTATTCGAATCATAGACCATTTAAGCAAGTCTGCCACTCCATTCTGAATCGGTGTATTTGCAGCCTGTCTTTTGCCTTCCTCTTTTACCTGTTTGTCCAAAGAGAACAGATTTCTAAGCACTCTCCTTCTTCCCATCCATGTATAAACAACTCCCACCTTCTCTGCTTTTTCTACCACACCTTTCATATAGTTATTTATTTTAGGGAAGGAATCAAAGAAAATCTGCACCCACTCCATCGCCCTCCCTATTGACACCCCAGCCACCCTTGATGCTGCATGTCCACCTGAACCATAGATTATGGAAAAAGTAACCACTTTAGAAATCTTCCTATCCTCATCTGTAACTTCTTCTGGAGTAATTCCAACCATCCGAGAATAGATATATTTATGAATATCACCACCCTTCTCATAATACTCAACCAATTCTTTTTCACCTGCCATATAGGCAAGATACATAATTTCAGCTGCTGACCAATCCAAATACCAAAACTTCTTACCTTCTCTCGGAATAACAGCCTGCCTAATTTCTACTGGCATTTGATTAGCTGACGGCCTAGTCGAATAAATTCTAGCGGATCCAGAATAGTTAATTGGACGAAACTCGGGATGCAGAACTCCTGCTGAATCAATATTTTCATATATGTCTTTTTGAGAAGAAAGCACCGAACTTAGGTGCCTAGCTTCAAGAAATTTAGTTATAAACGGAGAATCAGTTATCTGATTGAGCACTTCTGCAGAATAAGACCTACTTCCTGTTTTTGTATAGACCACGGGAGCCTCTACCTTAGCCGCCTCCAGAATAGGTGCCACCCTCCTAGTATTTATATCAAATTCAAATCCAACCTCTTCCCATAACTCCTGCATGGTCTGTTGAAATTTATCCTGTAGATTGTCCATGCTCTTTCTCAATCTATCCAAATCAACCCTTAAGCCCACCCTTCGAGATTGAACCAAAAAGGGTAGCAGGGCTATTTCCATCTTATAAATCACTGGGAAATCTATTCTTTCTTTGAGAACCGCCTCCAATTCATAAGCCAGGACGGCATCTTGAATAGCATATTCCTTATCCTCATCTGTAAAAACCTCTTTATCAAAAGAAAAAGACCCGTCAGTCAATTCTTTCAAATCACCCTTTTTACCCTTTTTAAGGTACTTCTTTGATAGAGCATCTAATGATGTCTCTTTCTCCTGCAACAACAAAGCTGCAATATACCCATCACCTACAATTTTAGGTTGGGCTTCCAAATCCCTAGTTAGAAAGAACAATTCCGTCTGAGCCTCAAATGCTACAAATGTATTATCAGGGTTCTGAATTGCCTTTTTAGCTCTTTCTCGATCCTCTTCAACCTTCATATCCAGAAATATACCGCCTTCCTCTGGATTATAAAATTGAACTGTAGAAAGAACTCTCTCCTTACCTACCTCTTTTGTCTCAATGTCTAATCCGTACAGTGCCATAATTATTTCCTCCTATAATTCCATACGAATTAAACAATCTTTTATTAAAGAGTATTCTTTTACGGCTGTTTCTTTTGAAAATTCCTTGCCAAATGTCTCTCTGAATAAAAATTGATTCTGACTAAAATATCTAGCAAAATGATTCACCGTATCCCGTCTGACTTTTTCTTCTTTTTGCCACCTATTATTTAAATAGGGCTTCCCTACTCTTTTTTCCTTCTCAAGAATACATTGCCTACAAAATTTAGAAACTCCATTCTTAGCTCTAAGAGTCATGAAGAACTGCCCTATATCCTTATATTGTTTACAATTTAGACAAAGCCACTTACCTTCTTCATCCACACGTTTAGAAACAAATCCCATCTATGCCTCCAACTAAGCATTAAATTGACCTATTTCAACAGCCTTGGTGATAGATTTAATCACTGTATTGGTATATGCCTTAACTATCTCTTTATTATTTATTTCATATTGATATAAAATTGATTTTGCTTCCACGGAAATTCTCTCTGGCTTTCCAAACATCATTGTTAAATATATAGAATGAGTATCATCCATTGTCACCAGGGCAGGAAAATCTAACTGAATTCTTCCATCCAATTCATAGCTATTACAACCCACAACAGTGGCTCCATCTAATAGAGTCAGAACCTGAACCTTCTTTACCTCTTTCACTTACTCACCTCCTTCTTTTCCTCTTCCACCCCACAAACACATTTACTTTTCCCAAAAACCTGACGACTTGCACAATGATTTGAATGACCTTTATCGGTCAGCTCTCTAATCTGCTTATCAATTTCTTTTCTGCTTCTGTTTTCCATCTTTTCTTTCCGTATAGTAACAAACCTTCTTGTTATCCATATCTACCCATAAACAACGGCCATCTTTTTTATCAGGATACCAAGGAGCAAAGTTAGGACATTTATTCATGTCTTTTTCTATATAGAGACATTCATTCATCTTTTTCATAATTAATATTTACCTTTTCTTTATTATCATATAATAATTCTTTAGGTTCAGGCCAAGCCTTTTCATCATATCCTGACTCATCATTTAGCCACCTATTCAATAAATCAACGCCTTTATATAATCTCTTCATATTTTTAGCTACTTTATAACCTTTTATCCATTCTTGTGCTGGTCTTGACCCTTCTTTATAGGGACACTTAGGGAAAGTACCTATTTTTAAATTTTTATATGCACGAATACCTTCTATAAATTCATTATGTGATTCACTCATCATTATCTCCTTTAATCAATTTGAATCCACTCTCCTGCAATCAATTCAGGTAAAGTATTGTTGCTCACAAATGATTCAAAATCAAAAGCCGGTGAATATTCATCCAATACTACCTCATCTGTTTTGTAATTATATCTTATAAGCCTTCCTTCACTATCAAACACTGGTTCCCTGAAAATCAACCTTAATATCATAGTCATTTCTCCTCCTGACATAAACAAGTCGTTCCTGTCCACTTATCCAGCCAAACACACATATCTGGCTGATAAGCACCTCTCCACGGCATATAGTATTTACAATTCTCCATCTCCTTTTGAGATTGGCACAGACATTTCCCTCTACTCATTCTAAATAGTTTATTTTCATCAAAGCTTAAAAGCTCTTCCCCATCACCCTCGCCAAATACTTCATTCATAGCTAACACAATTTTCAACATATTACGTTTAGTATTGTAATCAACCTTATCATTTTCAGAAATGAAACCAATGCCTGAATCTGTTATTTCATGAACTACATTACCGTCTTTATCATAAACAGTAGCACATCCCTTTAATCCACCCAAATCAATTGCAAACGGTGCTTTCATAATTTCTCCCATGCTTTATCTTCTGGCTATCCCAATCTTTTGTTATTAGGGTCAGTTGTCTTTCCCCTCTTTGGTTCAGTCAATTCAATACCTTTCTCTGTTTTCCAGACAGTACCAAAGCCATTAAGATACTTCGATGCCTGTCGTCTGGTTTTAAACTTCTCAGGGTTTTCTCTGAACAATTTTACTGCACGTCCTTCCATTTTAGGCTTCATTTATTATGCTCCTTTCTTTGAAGATAAAGTTCAGGCAATTCACCTGTCTTAAAAAACTTCTCCCACTCTTCAGCCCAATCCTCTCTGTAATCTTCTGGTCTTATCAGCACATTTCCATCTACATCCTCTGTGCAATTAAACACCGGACATCTAGTGCACATATCACCTTGGTAAAATGGCTGCTTAAAAAACCGACAGTCTTCTGGGCATAAATCAGGAATTTCATATTTACCTGCAATTATCATATTTGCCTCTTCAGAATTAAATCCCAACTAACAGATTTTGTTTTTGTCTCCAGATTCCCTACATTCATGTGCCTTCTATCATTTCTGCACAATTCATAATCCTTCTCGCTTAACCACCCGCACCTATTCTTCATAAATTCATGAGGCTCAAAATATCTGCACAGCTTAAAATGATTTGGACGATATGGGCACATAAATGCTTCCCTCTTCATCTAAGATTGCCAAACAGGTCAACGAGTCTCATACAACTCTCGTATGACCTCCTCCTTTCCAAGAACGAGCTTACGATAGTGCTCCGCAAGCTCGATTACCGTTTTAATGCCAACCCCCTTCCGCCTGGCAAACTTAGGCACAGGCGTGGTCAACAGCTTATACGCCTCCTCAAATGTTATCTTAGCCATAATA